ATCAAGACCGAAGTCTCTGTACCCTTGTGCAATGCTATCGTAGTAATGTTTAAATGGTAAACCCACTCCTTTCCTAGACATGACGTAAGTCATGGCATTTAAACCATCTACATGGATCATTTTCTTTTTATACAAATGTGGGAAGCCCTCGAATCTATCAAGTGCTTTCTCATCTGCTTTCTGTATTTCCCACAAACCTATCTGAACCTCGTCCCCTTTTGAGGGTCTGATGTCAGCTACAGTATTAAACACTAGTTTCCAATCCTTTAAGACAGTACCATACAAAGGTACTGCCGTTGGGGTTCTTGTTTTCATGTTCTTCTTGTTAAGGTTTGCACCGTAAGATGCGTATAACATTAGTTTGTCTCTCCTTTGGCTTATTTAATTAATACTAATATAAGCATTGAGTTCCTCCATGTCAATAAATAATATGTCATATGACATAATTTATTACAGCTGCTGCTGTGACCTGGATACAGCTGGGAGGCAACGAACAATTGTTCGCTTTTTCACCAGGGCCCCCAGCTGTGGTTCAGGAAGGTAGCCGTGCTGTGACGCATGCTGCAGCGCAATTGCGAACAATTGTGAAGTCCGACCCCGACCTGGAAAAAGGAACCAGTGCTGCTGCAAGCGAACAATTTTTAATTCAGGCACAAAAAAAGGCAACCCGAAGGTTGCCCTTTCCTCTTCCAGCCAACGGAATTAGTTGGTTCTATAGATGTAATATGTTTCTCTGTCGTGTTCTTGCTCGTTCTCGTAGCCGTCATACGATGACAAGAAATGACCTCTGCCGTCTGAAGCAACTGCATCTTCTACAAAATGATCGAAATCTTTTATTAACTTCAATATAGCTTCGTTTGCTGACTCGCATTTTTCTTGAAGCAACTTAAAAACGTCTTCATCAATACCACTATGGCAAGATAAAAAACTTGGATTAAATGCCCAAACAGTTTCCTTAATATATTCTGCAACTTTTTCGTCTGCTTCGTCATCAGTTAAAATCATATATTCTTCGCCATCAAAAGAATAGATGTCGTTTGACTCGTAAGTTATGTTTGGCTCAAGTGCCAAGTCCAAATATTTTGATAAAGCAATCACTCTAGGGTCTTCTTGGTCGTTAGATTGATTTATGATCGGCTCAAGTGCTTTGATTACGTTGCTTTCTAATGTACTCATTGTTTTTCTCCCATTTGTTTAATTAAATCATATTCACAGTCTTTACATGCATAGTAAGGCATCTGAACAGATGCTACAATTTCGTCTTCATGGAATAAGTTCTTGCAACCGTCACACTCTGCGAAGTTATCAACAAGATAAGAGTTTTGAAATTTACTCATTTTTCTTCTCCTTTGGCTGTTTTTGTTTGTCTTATTATTAATATAGGCTTTCAGTTCCTACATGTCAACAACTAAAAACATTTTTTTTATTTTTATTTAGCAGCGTATATTCAGTTGACGCCAGGGCCCAGCTGGGTAAATGCGAACAATTGTGCGGTTTTAACCAGGGGCCTCTGGTCACAGCTGGGTATATTTGCGAACAATTGTGAGTTTCCTTCGCACTGGGAGATCCAGGCAGCCCGACCCCGAACAATTGTGCGGTCTGGACGCAACAGCGAATCCCGACACCGAACAATTTGGCGTGGACCCGGGCTATGCTGCTGCCCGAAATACCGAACAATTCAAGCCCGACCAGCCCGAAAGCCCAACACCCCCGAAACCCGATGGTGAACGCCTGACCCGACCCGCCAAGTAAATTCGCTATTTAGTGGGTTTTACATTATTTTGCTCTATCGTAATTGGCTCGTTATGGGATTTGTTCGCTATTTTCATGCGTTTATGGGCAATGTCTTGAAATTCCTGAAGTTTTGACAGAATTTCTTCTCTTGTCATGCTATCTGTACGCTCATGTAGCACATGTGCTTTATTTACAAGCAGTCCAGTAGCCTTTAAGCGTAGTTCTTCAGCCCTGATAGCTTCACCGAATTTACCTGACTCCCATGCTTCGTTACGGATTTTGAGTAGATCACGCACCGACTTATCAATAGTGACCCCGAACCGACTTTGTGCTTCGTCACGCATCTCCTGATAACGCTCTTGGACAACTGGGTTACGGAGCAACCTGACGGCATCGACTCCTGGATTTGCGTATCCTGCTGACCTAGCTGCAGAAGTCTGCGTCATATCCTTATGCATAAAGTTATTAAGAAAGTCTTGCTGCTTATCAGTCAATCTTTTCCAACCTGCTAATCTTTGTTCTTTAGTTAAATCTTGTGCTACCTTTGGCATCTTATTTTATCTCCATTTAAATAGGTTCTATAGGGTAAGGTGGGGTGGTTTACTTACCACCCACCTATACCCCCTTTAGGGGGTAAGTTCGGTAAGTAAAAAAGTAGGAGCAAAATCAATGACTTACAACCTAAAATTAACTTACCGTGGTAAGAAGTAACCTCGGTAAGTAGATTTACGCAAACCGAGGCTACACAAGGGTTTGCCAACTTACCGACCAATCTACTTACCGTGGTAAGTTGGTAAGTGGTAAGTAAATCACTCATAAAGCACCACAATTTTGGGGTCATCGGTGCGTTTATAGAACGTACCATTAAGGGTACAAACATAGCCTAAATGTCGCATCATCTGATCGTAATTTCTGTAGCATTCAGGGCATGAATATACATCATACGAACAATTCATGTGGTGCAGCACGGATGATGTTAACTGTTGAGTGATGCCTTTTTCTGTGGCACATCCGAGGCAAATTGTTCGGTTATTCATCACCAGTTCCATGCCAATGACAATTTTTTCTTGGCACTCGGCACATTTTGTTTGTTTTTTCTTAGGCATTTACACCTCCTGACTAACGCTTTGGGTTTCCATATTGCTATGAAGCGTAGTGTAATCACGCCTCTTAGCTATGTTTTCCCATTGTTTCACGGCTTGTTCGTAGTTATCGGCTTCGATCTGAACCATGTAATACTTTGTTTCCTTACAATGGATAACAAACTTTTCTTTAGGTAGTTTTCTCATTACGCTCCTCCCATACAACTAGCCATAATTTGATGATCTATAGGCTCTTCGCCAAAATTATCATATATAGCTGCTTCTATTAATTGTTCGCTTTTTGGTATATCGCTGCGGCATTGATCCAACGTCATATACTTCACTTGACTTTCATGCATCATGCATTGTTGTTGACCACCGTCATAACGACTACCCTCAACCCAAACGACACATATTAACACAAACATTTTAACCATTTTTAGATTCCTTTTTCGTCTTCCAAAAGTATTCATCGGTATCGCCAAGCCTAGTGTTATTGCCATTTTCAACTTGATACTCGATTGTACTAACCAAGAAATCAGGTTTAAGTGGCTCTTGTGGTGTAAGGCTATTGTCAAACACTCTCATTCTATTGTTCGGATATAGACAATATTGACCGTTATCCAATTCAAGCAGATTGAAAGACTTATGTTCGGAAGGCACTTCGCTAGTGCTATAATCAATAACATCAGGTTGATTGTGGTAATTATCCAATGTGCATATATAAACACCTTTAACGATACCAAAATCCCTGGTTAATATTTCAAAATCCATGCTGCCTATAAATTGTTTATAGATAGCCGTAATATTATAATCCATGCAGTTCCAAAACTGTAGGTTGGGCAAATCCATATCCAACTTAGGTTTTTTAGGCTCTGATAGAAAGGCGCTGATAGGTAGCTTATCGAACAAAGCACCATATTCAGGTAGGTAGGTTTCAAAGTAAAAGGCTCGACCAGCCATAGACTTTGCAGTAACCCAAACACCTTTAACAAACTCTCCATGACCGTCTTTAAGATCACGGAGATACTCTTTACGAACCCACACTTGTTGTGCTGGAAGATTACAAATAAGTTCTGACATTAATCTTTATCCTTTTTATAAGTGTACCGTGTTCCATCATTTGCAGAACCTCTTTTATACTTGTAGTAATTACTACCCCTAGAAGCCATACTAGCGACCTCTGACACACCAAAATGTATTTCTTGTGGTTTTCTAACATATCTTTGGGTATCGTTTTCTTTTAATGCCCTGGGATCGTCTTCAAACATTGCTCCATCTTCATCGACTGGTGTTGGATTTTTTTGTAATTTCTCAAAGATTTCTCTCAAAGCAGGAGACCCACTAGCCTTGTCTCCAAGACACATATAACAAGTTCGTGGCTTTTCTCTTGTTATGTTTACAACTTTGAGTCTATCTCCACACACTTGACAATGATTAAAATCTTTCATCACTTCTCCTTTTCCTAAATATTTTATTAAAAAATTCTTTAATTTTATACACAAAACCACTCCTTTTGATAGGAGTGGTCTGTAAGATATGCAACACAATAAACTTATTCATATTAATATCCTCTTTTAATTACCTTTAAAGAGTTCATAAGGATTTTAGCTATGTTATGCTCTCCTCTTTTGGTTAGCTTGCTAACTTCCTCATTAATCAAACCCTCGACTTCAAGTATAGCTTCAGCCCAATTAGGCATCATGTCATCTTTTTTATTCATTATCATTCTCCATTTCAGCAGCAATGTCTAATCTTGACTTTGCATACATGACCAAACCAAAATCATAACCTTGCTTATAGTAAGCAGAAGACCTTTTACTATCATCAATAATGCCTGATAATAAACCATCGGCAACACCATCTTTAAAAAATGAAAGATATGATGCTCTCTTTTTCTCTAAAGGACTAAGCATCGGCATCTCCTATAAATAAGAAGCCACCACCATTGCCCTCGGGGTCGCAACTAACTTCAATGGCTATGTCTTTATAGCCTCTCTTCGTTAGCACAAATTTTGGGAAACCATTGTAGCCATCGTCATCAACCATGCCTACATATTGCTTGATTTTAAAACCCTCAAGCTGCTTATAATGGTCGTCAAAACCTTTATTGCCTGACATCAGCACTACCCCCCTTACTTTTGATTAACTTACCAAAATAGTAAACACCATCTTCTTCATTAAGTTCGTAAGAGATAAGGTCTCCAAGATTAAAATCAGAAAAAGCAGGTACGTTATTAATCTCGCCAACACCATCTTTAGCAGTACCACTAAGAACCTCGACCCACATTCTTTCGCTACCAATACCCCTTGCTTTCGACTGGGCATTAACTGGAAATCTTACTTTAATCATATTATCGCTTTGGAATAACTCATCAGTAGGTAGCGATTGATTACCTCTAATGAATGTCATATTAGTTTTAGGCATATGTCCATCTCCTTTTTTGCTAGAACAAGATAGTTATATAGGTATTCATAGCCTAGTGTCAAGCATTAAAATTCATCTAAAATACTTTTTGTTTCCATATGGGTATAATTTTTTTGAACTTTGCCGTATTCAATTTCTTTTGCAGCTCTTGGATCGTCTTCAAATAATTGTTCGTTTGGGTCGGGTTCTGTCTTCGTATTCATAGCTTCTTTACATACTTTTTTCAAAGCATTGTAATTCTCGCTACTAGTCATAGCGAACATCCCATGTAGCATCATCAGGTTTACAGGGCCAACAAAACCAAGACCAGCCGTTATTAATTGAATACGAAGCACCTGGCTTACCACAAACCGAACAAATGTTCGTCTTTGGTATGGGCTGCGCTGCTGCAACCCATGTTCTTTTTACATCCCATGTTCTTCGTCTACTTTGTTCGCTCATTTTCTGCCTCCTTTATTGCCCAAAATAACCTTGCAGCTACTTGAGGAACTATACTATTCCCCAAGGATTTTATTCGGTGTGTCCGATTGGATACCCCATGAGCCACTCGACCCACTCGGGGTTCAGGCTTCCACCAGATTGGTCCTGATCCGATTTCGAGTCGTCTATCTCGCTCATTCTCTTGACTATTACCCCCAATTGAGTGTCTTGCCTCTTGCTCCGATATAGATCCAGGTTCTCCCCTGAGTCCTTGTAATCCCGAGCCGTTGGTGTAGGGTACATCTCCCTTTTCTTTTTCTCTGCCATCGCAACTGCTGTCTGAAGTGTCGCTCCGAACTTTGTTCCGTTTCCCCGAATTGATGTCTTCCCGTCCTCGCTTACTGACCCCGACATCTTTCCCGTGTGTGCGCCTCTCGGTGTCGCTGTTGGCGTGGGCCACATCTTCATCGTGTTCTCGTCCACTTGCTCCCTCAAATTGGAAGGTTTGCTGCGACCTTTCCGATGTCCGTTCATCATTCGGATTGTAGCTTCTTCTGACCTTTGAGGTAAATGATCCATCGTGTTCGGTGTGGCCCACAATCCAACATCGTTCTCGTCTGTGTTTGGCATCTGCGGCGCAAGCTGGAATAATAAATGGTGCGGCTTTGTATCCGATACTCTCCAAGTCAAAGAGACTTCTTTTGAGGCCCATTGGCATGTTAACAAAGCCTCGCACATTTTCCCCAATGATCCATCGAGGTCGTATGTCTTCAATAACCCTAACCATTTCGTGCCAGAGATCACGGTCATCTGAATCTCCTCGCTGTTCTCCTGC